GTAAGACTACTTGATTGAGAACACCACCTGGATATAGAATCATCGCTGGTTGATAGACAAACTTCTTTCCAAATACAGAAGTTTGCGATGCCGAACACAAATAAGCCATCTTCCAAATATGTGCTGTACGGTAATTGCCACCTCTAAAACACATCTTGTCAATCTTTGCCATTAGGGAAGATAGTGCATGAATCGAAACATCAAACCAACGTTCATGGGTTAATGCTACAGCTCGTGCGAAAGTCTGTCCACCCTTATATGCATTTTGTAAGAAATGACAAAGTTTTCCGCTTAAAGCTTTTCCATAACTATAGTCCTGTCCACAATCTCTGCCACCTTGCTCGAAGATTTCCAGCATATGCATTACATTATCTGGATTTATTTCATCAATGGTATACGGCCTCCATATATCATCACCCCATACGGCACCTTTTGATCCTCTAGGGGTAAAACCCATGCGTTCAGTCTCAACAAAGTCAACAGTACTTTTCGACTTTATCGAATTGATCACCCCTGTCAACCGTTCTCCAGATGCCTGAGTGTTACACAAGAAGGCTAGTGTTGGCGCACCAGCTACCATTATTGTGAAAAAGTTGAGAAGCCGTTTTATAGCCCAAGCTTTGACCCAGACAAAATACTCAATGCCAAACTCCTTTTCAAATTCTGATAAAGCAGCCCTAGCCATAGCGATGAATTCATCTATAACCGAAATGAAGATGCGCCTGTCACCAGTACCGATGTGCTGATCAAGCGCAGATGCATCATAAGCCATTATACATGAGCCATCTAATTCACACCGTACTGAAGCTAATATTTCATCATAGTCATCTTCAAAGCCTTGACCTGATTTCTTATGTTCCATAGCGAATGTTGGGTCGGCCTTGAAGTACTCTTTAGCCATAGCTTCTATTGGCCGCTGGCATAATTGACTGATGTTATCAACATTGAAAATGATACGTAATACGCGACTAGGCACAGAGCGTTCCCCAGTTGAATTAAATACCTCCGGTGAAAAAGATGACATTAAGATCTCTGATGGGGACCCCTCCGGACCCCTTTCCATGAAAAGGTGTGCGAATCCAGGTAAGACAGTGCTCTTAGTATTTGTATTTAGTAACACTTTTGAGTTACGGTCCTCTTCATCTGAAGTTCCCAAGGCAACAGCTCGCGTAGTTTTAGCGAACCACTTATCATCCCCACCAGAAGTACCTTTCATTAGGTCACGAATATTCTGCATAATACTAGCTTTATTAATTGGTAGTGAAACCACTTTTCTAAGAATAGCGCGCCACGTCTCAGCTTGATACTTATGATCAGCTGGTTGAGCATTATTATCGAGTGGTGGATCAGAGTTAGCTTTTTGCACATCAGAAACATAACCATAAGCACTTAGACCACCAGCATTGGTAAATCCATCGCCACCCATAT